GTTTTATTTTATCGAAAAAATGATATTTTACATCAAAATAATTAATTAAGGAAAATATGAAAAATTCTTGGTTTCAAAACTGTTAAGAATAAAACCAAGAATTCATCATTTTTATAAAACAGCGAATTCTTGGTTTCAAAACTGTTAAGAATAAAACCAAGAATTCATCATTTTTATAAAACAGCGAATTCTTGGTTTCAAAACTGTTAAGAATAAAACCAAGAATTAAAACGATTTACACTCTTGAAGAATTAAAATAGTATTAATACCTCTTTTATATTTAGACATAATTATATTATATAATAATATAATGAACTGCATTTTTTGTTGTGTATTTAACCAAGAAAAATATGTTACGATGTTTTTCCTTCTTTTAGAAAGTATATTTATATATGGTAATTTAGATGAAAATACAAAGATATTAGTTTATACATCTACAACATTTATGAATATCATAAAACAAAGTCATCTATTTAATAATGAAAAAATTGAATTTGAAATAAATGATACATACAATAATATTGATAAAGCGTGTAAATCAAGATTAGATTTATTTAATTTACCTTCTATAAAAAATTACAATAAAATACTCTACTTAGATACTGATATTTTAGTAAAAGATGACATCAATAAGATTTTTGATGTATGTAAAGAAGACATTTTATATGTATCAGAAGAAGGTGAAATACATTCCAATACTGATTATTGGGGAAAAACTCTATTTGGAAATGAAGTAAATAACTATGATGATAAATCTGCATTTACAAGTGGAATACTATTGTTTAATAGTAGTGAAAAAATAAAAGATTTATTTAATAAAATAAATGAAGATATTGTTAAAAGACCTTATGATCTTAGTTTTCACGACCAACCATATATAGTATATAATGCTTTTAAATATAATTTATACAATAATAAAGTTTTAAAATCACTTGTAGTGAGTTGTGATAATAATGTTCGTAGTGATAAAGTCGTACATCATTTTCCAGGCGGGCCCGGAGTATATCAGCATAAAATAGATGAAATGACTATTTTTTTGAATAACATTAAAGATTTTACTATAAATAATAATATAAATAAAGCAAAATCATATATTGATATAAATTTATTACCAATTATTCATAATTGTGGAGAATTATTAGAAGAGAATATCTTTATGATCCATCATACAACTTATTATACAGATGCATTTTTAAATAAAACAAAAAATATAAGTAACGTGGTATTAAATAAAAATATAAAAAATGTAATGGAAATTGGATTTAATTCTGGGTTCTCTACATTATTAATGCTTTTAAGTAACCCAAATATTTGTATATCGTGTTTTGATTTAGGACAGCATAAATATACAATGCCTTGTTATGAAAAATTAAAAGAAACATTTGGTAGTAGAATAAATATAATAATTGGAGATAGTACAAAAACATTACAAAATGTTAATGATATTTATGATTTAATACATATAGATGGAGGACATTCAACAGAAGTTGCGAATAGCGATATTATAAATTCATATAAATTATCTAAAGAAGGAACCATATTAATTATGGATGACTATGATTTTACTCATTTACATGATCTTTGGGATAATTATATTAGAAAATATAATTTGAAAAACTTACATATAAATTTAGATGTATCTCCACATCACGATATTAAATATGTGTAATATAATTTTTTTCAAATTGTTAATAATTATTATAACCTTTTTTTATATTCTTCACTTTTATAAGTAATTCCTATAATAAATAAATATAAACTAATTATTTGTTATATTTTACACCCTTGAAGATTTAAAACCGCACCCTTTAATAATTTTTTATATTTTTCTATAAATAATATAGATGACTAAACATAAGACAGAAGATTATAAAATTTCTGCGGTTAAATATTACTTAAATAATGATAAAGGAGATGGATATAAGAAAACTTGTAAAATCTTTGATTGTAAAAAATCTACTTTACGAGATTGGATTAAAAGATACAATAGTTCTAAAAATCTCACAAAAAAAACCGAAACCCTATTTCTTACAAAATTACCAAACCACAAGTGAAAACTGCGTTGGAATTATTGAAGAAAAACGAACAATTGACTATGAATGAATTAGCGTTTTATATGAAACAAAAATACCCTACATTTGATATTACACCTCAACATTTAGGACATGTTATTAGAAATTATAAAAGATGAATTACTTGTAGAAAAATATATAAGACACACGCTATTACAAATATTTTTAAAAGATTAAAAATATTAGTATATATTTAATATACTAATGTATATTATAATGAATAATTTGAGATTAGGTTTTACTGAAACAACTCTTTTATTTTTTTATTATTTAGATTTACAAAAAATATGTAATTCAGAATACGTGAATTTACAAGATAGTTTAATAAATTGGTTGTGTACAACATCTGGATTTTATGATAAAAATATATGTGGTAGTTATTTTGATTTTGACGCGAATAAAATAAAAAACTCAGATGTTTATAATAATTATTTTAATAGATTATTAAATATTGTAAAAAACAGTAATACAAAATTAGAGTTGAATTTTCATGGATTTCATAATAGTTTAATACAATACAAAGAAGAATTTTTAAATTATATTGATTATAATAAAAATAATAATCAAACAAATATCTTACAATTTATGGATAATAAAAATGTATTAATTATCAATAATTTGGGTAGTTTAATGAAAATGCAATATGAGAGTGGTAATATTACAAAAATATATCAACGCTATCCTATTAGCGCAAAAAATATAGACTTTTTGGAACCAGGTTATACCTTTTTTAATAATGGACACGATAGTTCAATTTTGGAAACTGCAGAAAAAATATGCGATAAAATTAAAATAATTAATTTTGATTGTGTGATTATTTCGGCAGGTGCTTATTCTTCTTTATTATTTGATTATATAGTAAATGAATTAAATAAAGATGTTTTCGTAGCTGGTTGTGATTTACCTTTATATTTTGGTATATCAACAAACCGTGTTAAATGCTTCTATAGTAATCAAATAAACGAATATTTTATTAATGTACCAGATGAAATGAAACCGTTAGGTTATGAAAAAGTGGAGAATGGTTGTTATTGGTAACTTTTAATTTAATCTTGTATTATTTCATTTAGAGCTGCGATAAATAATAAAGAAAGACCAAATTATTTATCAAGAAGCAACAACTTATCAGGGTTTTTAGAAGAATTCACAAAATCAAAATTTACACGCCTTGAAATAGACAAACCTTAAAGTTTCCTTTCATTTTATACAGAAAGGTGCGGTTTTAAATCTTCAAGGGTGTAAATCTTCAAGAGTATAAAGACATTTTAATATAATATTAAAATGGATAGTTTTTTGCTCTCTGTTAATAACGAAAAAATATGGAATTTTTACAACACTAGAAAGGATTTATCTTTCGAACAAGTAAATTTGTTGTTTATAGATTTGATGTCATCTCTTTTACCGAATAATGCTGATTGCATTACACCAAAAATGAGTGAGCAATTGGTAGAAAATATAAAAAATATACAATCTCAGTTAGTACTTGTAACAGAAACAATGAAATATAATCATAACGATAATATTATTAAAATTGCTGTAAAATTATCTGAGTTTAAACGTGAATACATAGATGATGTTAAGATGATATTAAATAATAATTTATCTGACAATTTAGCACCCTTGTTGAGAGAACAGAATTCTATTATGATTGATAAAACACAATTATTAATAAATGAAATTTTACCAAAAAACAATGAGCAAGTTACAAAACAATTAAACGCTTCATTTCAAACACTACATACATCTATAACAGAAGATACAAATAAATTTTTAAATTCTACAATCAATCCAAGCAATCTGACTAGTTTTATTACGAGTTTAGAACAAAAATTCTCTCAAAGTGAGTCTCGTATCGAGAGTAATATAAAAGAAATACGAGAATCTAATGATAAAATAAGAGATATATCTCAATCTCAAAATAATATGTCTTTATTATTAAACAATAACGTGAGTGAAATATTGAAAAAGATGGAAAATTCGTCATCAAAGGGTAAATTTTCGGAAAATTTGGTGTTCAGTGTTCTAAATAAATTATTTCCAAATGCAGATGTTAATTCGGTTGGAGATAAAAAAGAAACCGGTGATATAATGCTGTCGAGAGGTAATAACTTTACTACAATTCTAATAGAAAATAAAACATATAATTGCAATGTACCAACAACGGAAGTTGAAAAGTTCGAACGGGATGTAGAGATACAAAATTGCTGTGGATTGTTTCTCTCTCAAACGTCAGGAATAACATATAAATCCAATTTCGAAATAAATATACATAAACATAACGTGTTGTTATACATCCATGATGTAAATTATGATTCGGATAAAATAAAACTTGGAATAGAAATTATAGATATGATAAAATCAACTATGTGTCAAGATGACGCAGGAAAAACAGATACAATAGACAAAGATACCCTTGATGATATCAATAAAGAATTTCACGCTGTGTTCTCTCAAAAAGATAACTTGAAGAGAATAATGAAAGATTTTAACCAAAAAATGTTAATTCAGATAGACGATATAAAACTCCCTAAATTAGAAAAATATTTGTCTACTAGATATACTTCTTCTATCGGAAAAATGGTGTGCGATTGTGGGTTTATCGCAAAGAACCAGGGTTCTTTGGCATCTCATAAAAGAGGTTGTGTTGCTGAAAAGAATAAAGTTAAATCGTCCATAGAATTAACTGTAGTCAAAGAGCAAAATGATAATATAATTAATACTATAAAAAAAAAGAAGAATGTAAATGACGCTAGTTAATCAAAAATAAAATACAACTTAACATTAGAATGGAAGAGGAAGTATATCCAATGTATGAATACTTTGAAAGCGATGAAGTATATCCAATGTATGAATACTTTGAAAGCGATGAAGATTATATAATCAACAAATGCACTCTATGCATGGAAAAATATTTTTATTCTAACTTGTATATACAACTCATACCTCCTCATTAGCATACTTGTTTCAAACAAGATAAACAATAGTATAATTTATTCTATAGAAATGCTACGCTAGACAAATTATCCGATAGAGTTGGGCAAAGTCAAAGTGTATGATAAAAGAGACAATCAAAATAATAAAAAATTGAATTATTTAGATAATAATATACGTATTATTATCTAAAATGATGGTTGTTATACAAGAAGTTTTGGAATGTGCTATCTGGTTGCTGAGAGAAGGAACAAAGGTCATAGATATCAGTAATGCTTATGTTGGTCCTAGCATTAGTCTGAATGTCAAAAACACTAGAGAGTTAAGACGACTCGCCTATTTGGTTATTGCAAGTTTTAATAATGCGGATTTCTTACACCCAATAATCCAGCATCAATTCAATTCTATTAAAAGGTCGATGAGTATAGAGCAAATGAACTATTGCACTGGTGTTATATTTCACGCCCGAGAAGTTATAGACAATGAAGAAATGTACTGGCACGAATGGGAGAAGGGATTTTGGCATATCGCGAATGCGTGTTTTAAGTTTAGTGCAAACGACAAAATCCGAGATAACGCAATTAAAATAATTACAAGTTTGTCTAAATATTCGACGAGATACTCGCCGGATTTTGATGAAGAAGATTTTGTTAATATTTTAGAAATAACAGAAGAAGTAATGACAACGCAAGGATATGAATGGGACGACGAAGACGGTGTATGGAAACTTAAATTTTAAATTAAAAAATTGAATTATTTATTAGTATTATTAATAATATATAAAATGGATCCAGTAAGATTGACAATGATGAGTATGCGAGGAATATGTATGTTTTGCACAACCCCAGAAGAAGAAACCAGAACTAAACATGTGTGTTTAGAAACACTTCACGGGTTTTACTCGTGTGGTAAAGTGGAATGTACCGACAGACTGTTTTCAGAAACAGATGATTGGTGGAGAGATAAATCGTATGGCGACGTTTATTATTTAAAAAATAATCGCGATATAAAAATAACACGCAGTAATGGATACAATGAGAACGGATGGTCGATAATAAGTCCAGTGGTCTTGCAAGATTCATATGGTAATAATATTGTTTATTGTACATCGACTTCGAGTGGGTTAGAACGGTGGTGTAAAGTTGATATGTTGCTTTACAACAATCCAGGATATGTGTCTAGGGCATATAAAAATTTGTGTGCTGAATGTGGCGACGACATGGGTCCGATAAATCCGCGCCAACTTTGCGGAAAATATATGTGTAATAAAGAAACGATTTATTACGAAACACCAGAAAAGGTAGAGAACGAAACGGCATATACAGCCTATCAAAAAAACACAGAATAAATAATTATCGGAATTCTGTTCTACAAACAGCACAACTAACACATTTATCAATACAATCAATACAAAAATGATGACCACACAAAGATACCATATGTTTTTTTTCCGGCATTTCTGACCATTCTTCGTAACACACAGAACATCTATCTATTTCGGGATGCATTTTTATTAAATCGCCGGCAACAAAATCACATAAATATTTAGATGTATTGGGTTTTTGTGACGAATTGTATAAAAATGCTAGAGTTAAATTTTGAACAATGTATAAATCAATTGCGGAAATTGTTTCCTGGTTCAGATTATAATAATCATATTCTTCGTTTAAATTATCATAAACATATTCTTCGTTGATAGGATAGTTCGACTGATCCATTATATTACTTGTGTTATTTTATTAAATTAAATTATCTAGAAATTAATTATTTAAAAATTGAAATGGGTTGACAAATATTCAAATCTCATTTAAAATGGTTAAAAATGAAACTGGTGGAAAACGCTCGAAACAAGTTGCGCGCAAAACTGTAGAAAAACCTCAAACATCTCAACGCGTCAGATACGTAGAAGAACCTGGCGAGATGTATGCGATAGTCACCGCAAAATTCGGAGGGAGAAATATACAAGTGATGTGTCATGACGGGGTTTCTAGGCGATGCGTTATACGCAATAAATTTATGAAATTAAAGGGGGATAATTCTATATCCATAGGATCGTGGTTGATGGTTGGCATTTACGAATGGGAAAAAAGGGTGGATTGCACACAGACGTGCGATGTGTTAGAAATATATTTACGTGCCGAGAAAGAAAAAATAAAACAAACTGTAAATATTTCTGTAATAAAACATATTATAGAAATATCTAATGAGATGGAAGGTAATAAAAAAGGCAGCGAACTTATATTTTCTGAAACGTTGGATACAATACCAGAACAAGAAAATATTCATCTTATTGAAAACACGCGCGAAGATAATTGGTGGGTTCCGAAAGATTCGGATAGTGATGGAGAAAGTGGTGGCGAAGATAAAGATGGTGGCGACGAAGACAAAGATGGTGGCGACGAAGACAAAGATGGTGGCGATAAAAATGATAAAATTAAACCGTATTCTGATAATTTATCAGAAGCGACAATTAAACAAAAACAGAATTTATATAAAGAAAAGGATTTCGAAAAAACTATGAAAATAAAAGAGTCTAGAAAATGCAAGACAGAAACTACTTTTATAAACGAAGACGACATCTAAATTTTATTATCTAGAACAATAAAACACTAAATAAAATAAAAAACTCTAGTATTGTTTTTTATTTTATTTATTTTAATTTGACATAACTAAATTAGATTATACATGTTTTTCCTCAACAAACATTTCAACGTATTCCACTATAACTGATTCTTCCGATTCAGACGAATATATAATTTCACTTGATATATTATTTATAATATTTTGCTCATCCATCCCGACGGAACTATAATGAACCGACGAAGTCCCATTCAAATATATATCGGTATTTACCTCGTTCTTATGATTATTTAAGAAAATCATATATTCCATCTTATAGCATTTTTTTTTCAATCTTGCATTGAAATCTGCCGTTTCTTTCTCAAATGAAATTCTTTCTTGCGAAGGTTTCCCAAAATCAAAATATCTGTCTTTTCCGAGTCGAAGCGGCATCCTAACCCATCCGTCAGGAACACCATTTACGATAGTATCTACATAAACCTCTTCTTCCTTCAACCAGTTTTTCGGTGCAACGGTTTTAGCAAAACTTAAAGGTTGTATCTTAGAAGATACATCAATCCTAACAGGATTAGATAAACTCGGAAAATCTGATGATTTAATTGCGAATCCTCGGTTTGCTCTCCACATTTTATACTTGTATAAGTTAAACTTGTACATTATATTTCAATTTTATTTCAAACATGACTAGTTTGCGAATTGCCGTTATTAATCACTTTTATACGGTTTCCAGTGGTATACATTGTTCTTATCTGGTTGAGATATCCACATTTTTCCGTCATTCCCTTGCGTTGGCCCTTTCCCAGCACCATCTATTGCGTGCATCGTAGGTCCTTTCCTTATCTTTTTCTCTGTTTTCTTTTTAGATGCGAATTTCGATTTCTTTTTAGAAGATTTTACCGACGCAGGTGATTTCCGTCTTATTGCCGATTTCTTTTTTACCGAGGAGGATTTCTTTTTTACCGAGGAGGATTTCTTTTTTACCGAGGAGGATTTCTTTTTTACCGAGGAGGATTTCTTTTTTGTCGCACCTTTGACTGGGGGCATACCGCTTCCCATTTTTTGTTTATGCCACAATTTAGCAATTTCTTTCATACGTTCTTTTGCTGGTATAGAATTGCCCATTACGGCCATCTGTTTTTTTACAAAATCGGTATATGGTGACATTATTATATATTTATGCTATATAATATTTTATTAAATATAAGAATATTGTTTATTTATATTTATGGAAGAAACTCCTCCGTGGTTATTTTACATTATAATAAACGATAAATGTACTTACGCGGGGGTATCGCCAGATCCAATTAAACGCCTCCGAAAACATAACGGCGAAATATGTGGAGGCGCTAAATATACAACGAGCAAAGGTCCTGGATGGAAACACGTATGCATTATAACTGGTTTCAAAACCAAACAACAATCTTTACAATTCGAATGGGCGTCCAAACACGTTCCCCCTAGAAATAATGGAGGCATTGTAAGTCGAATTAAAAAATTATATATTCTATTGAATAGAGAGAAATGGACATCAAAATCTCCTATGTCCGACACCGTGCCGCTTGAGATAACGTGGCACTACGATTGTCCGGAATTAAACGCAATTGATAGGAAAGTACCAGAATATATAAAAGACAATTACAAACCCATTATAAACCCATTATAAACCCATTATAAACCCATTATAAACCCATTATAAACCCATTATAAACCCATTATAAACCCATTATAAACAATTTATAAACAAGTATTATACTATAGAAATGAACCAGTCGTCGGATGTAGAAGATTATTCATACGATGAACTATTGCAGATTTTAGGAATTAAAACTTTAAATCCAACACTTGCAGAAGTAGAAACAGTTTCAAAAAAACTAATAAATAGATTAACTGATTCAGGTAAAACGGATTTAGTTGGATTGATTGAGAGAGCAAAAGAAAGATTAATATCAGGAGTTCCAATAAACAACAATGCGGGACCAATCCAAGAGGACTGGTATAAAAATGAATATTCGTCCCAACCTGATAAAGTGCAGTCGGATAAAATAACAGACAGAAAGAATAAAGTCGATGTATTCGACGGTGGCGATTCTATGGCGATGAATCCACAACAACTTGGAATAACTAATACACACGATGTTCCTATCATTCAAGGGGTGTTAAATCCAAACCTTAAAAATATAATTACACGCACCGCAATAATAGATAGTCGGTTCAGACAAAACATAATACCCTATTCTAAAAATGTAAATTCTGTATCCATAAATACTAATTTTACGGTGGAATTAAGCGAACAACTCACTAATGTAGTTTCTTTAAAAATGGGGTCAATTCAAATACCAGCGTCGTGGTATACATTTGACGATAATATTGGAAATACTTGTTTTATTTATAAAGAAGGTACAGGCGCACCGCAGTATTTTAATGTCCCTCCTGGGAATTACAATCCCGAAACATTAAACTCGTTTTTTCAATCAATAATATCTACTTTATTCATATACGTATCTGATCAGAACGGATTATTATCGTTTTATTCAAATTATGTCGGAACAGTGAAACTTACATTTTACGACTCTGCGTCATTCAATAAATGTCGGACTGGTTGTAACGCACAAATGAAAATAAACCAGAATTTTGGATGGTATTTGGGGGCTAGACCGGACAATAACGATGAACTTTCTATTACTATGCAACAATATATTGCTCCATCAACAAATGTTTATCCGCTGCAAGCACTTCCCAATTTTAACGGTCCGTTGTATTTTTTATTAGTTGTCGATGATTATAATAATAACAGCACCGATAATTCTCTCATCACTGCTTCTACTACAAACACTAATCCAGACTTGCCTTCGTATTACAGCACTGGTATAAAAAACGCTAATAATACATTCGCGTTTGGATGTAATAATGAAAATCTACCGTTTATGACTAGAAGTTCTCCGCGAACTCTAACTAACTCGCAACTATATACGGCAAACGAGATATTTAACAACTCGCGACAAAAAATAAATAATAAATTGATATGTTCTTCTATACCAGATGTATTAGCGGTAATACCGATTGACGGTCTTAATAAATTACAATCTACAAACATCACTCCGACCGGAGGGATTGAGACGCCGTTAGCATATAAAAATGTGCAGATGACTACTCCCTATACTGCGTCTGGGTCGTCTCTCTCTGAGAGAACATATTTTGGTCCTGTTAATATTGAGAGAATACAAGTTAAATTATTAGATGATAGCGGAAACATTGTGAATTTAAATGGAAACGATTGGAATTTTTCTTTGATAGCAGAACAATTGTATCAATATTAGTATATTTTAAATACGCGATTAATTCTTTTTTATATCATGAACAGACGACATCAATTCAACGCAAAATTCCGTACAGTCAATTTCTAATTCGTTAATCATCCATTTTGGGATTTCTGTTATTCCCTGTCCGCGCTTAATATGTTTTTTTGTTTTAAAAATCAACATATTAAACTTTTCAATTATATTCTTATTTTCCTTACTCAGACACTCAACATCCAATCTACAATTCCCTTTATATACATATCTGTTATAATTGCCGTCTTTGTATATTTTGTAACATTTATCTCTTATTATTTCTTTAGTGATTATACCGATAGCCTTTATCCTATTTTCGTCGTTGTGCATTTCAAATACAAATATTGTAGAACCTATAGGAATTGATGGTTTCATTTCTCTCGGCGTTCCGTAAATACACCCACTATATTTATTCGTTTTACGCCACTCTTCATTTTCTCGCCAAGTATCGCAATTGAATCTGGTACATCCGAGTCGATATGTCATTTTATAATAATCGTATTTTTTGTTTGTTTTTTCAATTTATTAATTAATCTTCATGTTTTATACTCAATTAGTTTATACTCAAATATTTATACCCAATTAGTTTAACCCACGAAATTGAAGTAGGAGGAATACATATATGGTTTCTTTAGCGTTGCGTGGAAAGTCTATGACTTTTAAAGGAGAGGATGATTACAATACACCAAAGTCTGCGTGGGAATGTATATCATTATATCTACCAAAAAATAAAATTATATATGAACCATTTTATAGCAACGGATCTTCTGGTAGATACTTGAGAGAACTTGGTTGCATAAATGTAATCCACGATAATGTTGATTTTTTTACAAACTCATACTCGTATGATGTTATTGTTAGTAATCCGCCATTCAGCCATAAACAGCGAATATTTAAGGAATTGGAAAGATTAGATAAACCGTTTATTTTACTATTACCCGTATCTGTAATAACAAAACAATTTTACCGCTACTTTTCAAATAAATGTGGGTTAATCATACCTCCTAACAGAATCCAGTTTGAAAAGAATAACGTGCCGTTATCGCGATGCTGGTTCGATTGTATATTTGTTTGTTACAAAATAGACGGGGTGAGAGAACGGGAGATTATTTATATTGAATAATGGATATATACACAACGGATATATCCAGAATGTAATATAAAATATGCCTATATTGTATAGTGTAATGAGTTCATATATAAAAACGATTAAAAAACTATTGCGCCCTAAAAAAAGCGAATATTCTGTAACTGTAAAAAGTAGAAGACGGTCGAAAGCGCCGTCGTCTAAGGACATTTACTTAAAACTAGCATGCCCGAACGCAACCGATTGTATTGGATTTGGAAAAGAAACGCTATTGATAGACAAATATTTTGATTATTTTACAAATTTCAATTTAGCCGAACGTGCGGAAAGGGTCGGAGAAAAATCTAAAAACGGATTTATATTAAAATTAGATTATTTAAAGAATGGGTACAGTGCCTCTTGTATTTTAAAATCTGCAAACGAAAACACGCATACACACATTTCGGATAATTTAATGTACGAGTGGTTTGTGGGGATGTTTATAAATAAGTTTTGCTCAAAATTTACTTGTTTTTTGAAAACATACGGGTTATTTAAATATAGTAATAAAGAACATCACGCAGAGTTTGCTTCAACCCAGGTATCAATTGGTACGTTGAAGGAATTACAATTGCAGATAGAACCTTCTAATAGTTTAAACAGTTTTATAAAACTCGGATGTAAATATTCATATTTATTATGTATGCTTGTTCAATACGTCAACGGAATAACTTTATCTTCGTTGCTAGAACTTAAAAAAAACGACGAGCAGTTTATTAACTACGACCTTTGGTGCATTTTATTTCAAGTATATCACGCTTTATCTGAATTGCGTAATGTTTTTACGCACGGCGATTTACACTGCCATAATATAATGGTATTAGAACCTTTATCTGGTTCATATATTACATACAACTATTATATAAACGACCAATTGTTCTCGTTTAAAACAAGATACGTTGCAAAAATAATCGATTTAGGACGGGCGTATTTTAACGACTTTCCGGAAATTTCGTCGGACGCTATATACGCCAGTGCGTGTAATAACTGCTCCAAATGCGGATATGAATCTGGATTTTATAAGAAAAAACGCATTAAAAATGTAAGTCGTGATTTATGGTCGTTGTCGCTGATGTTTTATTATTTGGGTGAAAAAAATATAAATATGTCTCTTCCAGTTAAAGCTTTGATATCATCTGTGGTATATTCGGACGACACCCGAAACGCAGAAAGAAAAGAAAGCGGCAAATTAAAAGGAAAAATATATAATGTAAGTGACGCGGCAGATGCTATTGGCGATATTATACAAGCGAATAAAAATACCAATTATGATCCATACAATTATTATCCATATAAATATGTACCTACCGGTTCTAAAGATGACACATATACATATAATGAGGGGCAAATTTTAACTATAAGAAAGGGATATGATGTTCAAATAGAATATTAAACTTTTTCTACGACTACTTCCTTTGATATTCGTTTAATGATTTTATCTTCATTCATAGACAAGATTCCGTCTCCCCCTGTAGTTTGTTTTATTATGGACATGTATATATCATTCATTTTAGAATCCGTATTTTTACATTCGGGGTGTTCTTCGCTCCATTTAGATGCGAGTTGTATATGTTTAAATGATAATTGCTGTATTGTTTTGCGGAGTTTAGGGTTTAATTCAGTTTCTTTCTCCCATATATTTTCGTCTTTGACATATATTGTTTCTCGTTTTATATCGCTACAGTGTAGAGGTCGTTTATAAACATCCATTTTTTCGAGTTTGCCTATTATTAATTTAGACAGACCGTCGACATATCCAATCTGTCCTATATTTTCCAAATCGGAAAATTTTAGATCAATCGTATTTATAAAGTCACTGATATTCATCGCGTCTTTGCAGTGCTCGTTTAGAAAAAAGTTAAGATTGAATGTATTATTATTATTGATTGTATTATTTACATTATTGGTGTTTATATGTATATTTTTCGAAACATCGACTATCTGTTTCTGTAATTCATTATTGTTTTTAACCAAGTCTAATAATATTGTTTTAAACTCTTGATTTTCTCTCCTTAATTCTGAAATAATATTTGTTTCGACAGCGTTCGCTGCATTGGTCATACATTTTTTGGAATGACCCCATAACCCTTTGCGTGATTTATACACTTTTTTACATTTATCGCAATTATACGTTATTGTCGTTGCGGAAAATCGTGCTACCAAAGTATTACCAAAATGTTTATGGGTTAAAATGTGGCGGTCCCAATCATTTTTTCTTAAGCATAACACATCACAATCCGCGCAGAATTTTTCTTGTGCGGAATTTGCGGAAAATCGTGCTACCATTTATATTTATAGTATAATATATAAAATGTTTAAATTGTTTAATAAAAAAGTTATGGTGTGGTTTTTGTTTGAAAAATATTCGGTTTTAAGAGCATAATCAAGCAAAAGTCGTTTTTTCACTTTTTTTTCAAATTAAGATGTCACTATTCCATTTTGGACATTTCTAGAAATGTCCAAAATGGAAAATACAATTGTAGATTTAGAAAAAAAAATGAATAAAATAATAAATAATTAAATGTGTATGTTACAAGAACTTAATATTTTCACTCGCTCTACGAGTTACACATTTCATTTTTTCACACACCTACGCGTCTTTTTATTTTTCCGTTTGCCTTTGGGGCATCTCTTAGACTTTGATTTCTTAGACTTTGATTTCTTAGACTTTGATTTCTTAGACTTTGATTTCTTAGACTTTGACTTTTTATCCACGACTAAATCAAAAAAACTACCAAGTTCGGGTTCAGTGGGGTCATCTTTAACCGGAAAATATTTTAAACGAATCGTATTTACATCGCCGACATTTAATTCTTCAGAACCGCGTTTCTTTGCTAGTTGAGCACCCTCACTAATAAGTTTATATATATAACATTCCATTGTATCGTGAAGCAATGAGAGAATCGAAGCATCAACGCTGGCACCATATGTTTCATAAGACACCATCGTATTAAATTCGGATTGAGTTAAAGCATTGTCGGTTTTAGACGCACAAGATAATCCACTCGGAATTTTACGCCGAATATCATCAATCGTATTTGGTTTATCTAACATATAATTAATAAACCTGGTCACTCTACCATATATTTCTTCTGTTAAATAATCTCCCATTTTAAGGTTTTCGTCAGTACATGTTTTTTCGGTCCATTCTTGGATGGCGTGTATGGCTTCAGTAGGTTCTGACGTTAGCATTATAATATTATAATAATATTATAAATTGTATCCGATATTTGTTATTTTATGATAGACGGCAGAATTATATAAAAAGCGGTTCCAACTATTAACCCAAATGCACTACCTACTGCCAACTGATTTATCGAATGTTTGTTCGTCGAATAGCGTTGCCAAAGAGTAATACATGATTGAAGTACAGAAATTGTAGTAATAATCGGATTTTTAAAATAAAATATTATAAAAGTTAATTCTGAAATAACTTGTTGTGCGTGTCCGGATGGCATTCCAAAATTTCGATGAATACTAAAATAATTATCCAACGCGGGTGTTAAATTTTTAAAATTTTTGTTTTTATAATTATTAGGGCGTGGATACTTTAATGTATTTTTTATTACGATATTAATAAATTGGTTTATTGCTTGCCATATAATAACATAAATATACAAATAAATATTATGTGATTGAGTTGTCGTTGAAATCATAACTAATATTAATATTAATAGATTTATCGGTCCATTTGAACCAATGCAAGAGAGATAGTTCATTATACAATTAGTTTATTTTATATATTTGTATAGAATCACATTATTTCTCCTTGATTTGTTTAAAATGGGTAATTACGCCAAAATGGTCGGATGCGTTTATAGGCAAGCTGTATCCACGGTCCAGCATTTTAACGCCTTTTAGTTTAGAAACGTCTAGACCAAGTTTTACTGCCTGTGACATATTTTTATAAAACCATTCAGATTCTTTCACATTTAAATACATTAGTTCTTGTCCAAACACTCTGCTTTTTACCGAGACAAACCTATGTGCATCCGCACCAGGTTTAATAAATAGTCCGTCATATCTATAAAACTTGTTCAGCAGTTTATAATTATACCGCATCATATTCAAATCAGTATCTTCTGTAAAACCAGTCTTAGAGGTATGGAGGTGGCGAAATGTATCTACGAACCCAGTATCCTTTAATTTATTTAACATCGCTACTTCCGGCCAATCATTTATTGTCCCGTCTAAGTGGAAGTTTAGGTCGCCACATATGATAATATTCATGTTTTTATAATTTTTTTCAATCATATCGTAGACAAAATTTAACAAATCAAATCTACACCTACTGTAATGTATCCAGTTCATTTCTTGTCCTATCGACGATTTACTACCCGCTTGTAAATATAAATTAAAAATAATAAGGTTCGGAAATTCTACAACGCACATTGAATTTTTGTATTCTAATACACCGGGCAAACCATATACCCCAATACGTTTAGGGGTATATTTTGACACAAAGTATGTATCTACGTCTCGGTTTCTTCTATTATCAAATTTATATGCAGGTTCAGAGGCAAACTTGTATTTATCTATTATCGGGCGTTTTAATTTATCAAGCATATGTTCCGACATTTCTTGAAAACATAACATATCCGCGTCTTGGTCTAATACAGTTTTAATTAATAATTTACTCCGTAGGTCAATAAGATGTTTTAAATTAGGTGTCACAGATAGACCCCATATGTTATATGTCATAATACTGAACCTTTCGGGAACTGTGTCATATACCTTATTTATTTTTTCGTAATCCACTCTTAATCTTGATGGATAACACCCCCTACCTATATTTTTAATATTATACCCGAAATCAGTGCCGGCGGCAGCGGCAGCGCCAGTTGTATTTAGAACGAAATTTCTGTTTCTACGTGTTCTATTATTACATTTATCTACCGAATTTACGCATAATCCTCTACCCAGAGCACGAGTTCCGCATAAATAAGGAGTTGTTTTTTTACACCTAATGTCTTTTTTAGACATTTCTATATATTCCATTATATTACTTGTATAATATATTATGGCGGCATCAAAATGTTTTAATACTATCCAACCTTCTCAAACCTCTAGCGATTATTTAAACCAATTAAGACAGACTACGATTTTTAATGTAACAAATAAAGCGGTTATCAATAATACATTCGGTGGTTATAAAAAAAAAACATTTAAAATTTCAACAAACCCAAATAATATTAGCGGTTGTCTTATATGGGCAGACAGTTACGAATCTTTAATAGATGTTAATAAAGGCAAAACAATTGTAAAGAACGAAATAAATACAAATTTCGGAGAATACAATGCCCCATTTTATACTACATCGAGCAGCAACGCTTATGATAGAACGATTGTAGTAAATTCAAATTATAAATATCAATACGACGATACTTGTTTTTACAATTCAGAAGAAGGACACGTTCCGCCATATATGAATAGTGTTAAAATTGTATCAACCACAATTCCGGCGATACAGAATTATATAAAAAGTATAAATCAAAAACAATTATTTCATAATTCCAGAACACCGAGATCTATTGGTTTTGGAAATATTTGCCCATAAATTTTAGTTTTACTTATCCAGCAATTAATTTAAAAATTGATTGTATAATATATTTTATGGTATTCATATTAGTATTATGAATTTATCCTTGGAGCAACAACTAGCGTTTGACGAGTTCAATTCGGGGAACAATATATTTATAACTGGTCCGGGAGGTTCGGGTAAAACCGAACTTATTAGACAAATTTTCAATTCTACTAAAAGAAGAATACAGGTATGTGCACTTACTGGATGTGCTGCGATTTTGCTGGAATGTAAAGCAAAAACAATTCATTCGTGGGCAGGTATAGGAATAGCAAATGGTACAGTGGAAGAAGTAGTTGCTAAATGTACCTCAAACAGGTTTAAAATGTCACAATGGACTAAAACCGACGTTCTAATCATAGATGAAGTGAGCATGATGTCTAAAAAAATATTTGATATATTAAACTTGATAGGAAAGAAAATGAGAAAAAACGACAAACCGTTTGGAGGAATGCACCTTGTATTTTCTGGCGACTTTTACCAATTGCCGCCTATCGGTTCTGACGAAGCAAGTTCTGCCTTTTGTTTCGAAAGCGAAGATTGGACTAGTACGTTCAAATCAATTATCAAACTGAAAACGATTTTTAGACAAACTGACCAAACATATTCAAATATCTTAAACCAAATAAGAGAAGGGGTCCTGTATAAATCAGGCGTTGATAAATTGAACGAGCATCTCAACAAACCTCTCCCATGCGACGCGTCGTTCAAACCAACAATTTTAATGTCGCGTAGGAAAGATGTAGATGCTATAAATTGCGAAGAGATGGGTAAATTGAGCGATGAAAGCAAGGTTGTATATACATTGAAAAAAGTTATATTAGATAAATGGTCTAAACAAAGCAGTGAAAAACAAGATGAAAATGAACACAATTCACTTATAAATAATATCATTGCGGATAATGAGATTGTTCTAAAAAAAGGGGCACAGGTAATGTGTATATCGAACATTGATATGGAGAGCGAGCACCCTATCGTGAATGGCAGTCAAGGAATTGTAGTAGATTTTGTTGGCGGCTTACCGATGGTAAAGTTTAATGGAGGAAGTTGCCCGAGAATTATGAGTTATCATACATGGATTAGTGAAAACAATTCATGTATAGCAGTTATGCAAGTTCCGCTGGTTCTTGCGTGGGCTATTACTATACATAAATCGCAGGGTTGTACTTTGGATATGGCACAAATTGACGTGGGGTCGGGTATTTTTGAGTGCGGGCAAACATATGTGGCTTTGTCTAGAGTGAAAAATTTAGATGGATTGTTTCTTACCGCGTTTGACCCGTATAAAATAAAAGTGAATAAAAAGGTTCAGGCGTTTTACAACAAACTTAAATGAGTGAATATTATTATTTATACAACGTCTCCAGTTCAAGCACGAAAGACCAGTCCATATTATTTAAATCTATTATTCTCCCGTATTCGTCGTACAATCCTATTTTTAGTCTGTTTATATTGACTGGTCCAAAATAAGTACGCGGTGACTCGGTTTTATCTGGATTTATAACACAAAACAACCCGCCGTTCATAATTTTCTGAGTGCTCGAAGATAGTTCGATTCTGTCTAGAATATTTTTTTGCAGTACGGAACTACTGTACATCGCGGTATAGGATTGACATTCGTTCATCTGATAATCATTTATTGATAAAAACCCGTACTGGGGTCCAGTTATCATACATATCCCTTCTGATGAAAATGTCGCACCAGTTTGTACGGTGTAAGACGCTGACCTAAATCCAAGTTGCCACCCACAACGCAACGGCAATGGAGTATTCGGGTCAATATTGAAAGTAGAATCAACATTAAATGTGATTATGATATCACCCCCGGATGTATTTGTAAACGACGCCCGACCAGACACAGAGTCTATTGTAAATGATACCCCACCTGGAAGACCTGTGACAAATGACGAAATATTTGAGAAAGGTGCATAATTCCCGTCGGGAATTGTGATGTTACTCACAGTACCACTCTTTGTTACGTTAAATGTCGAGTTACCAAGTGTCTTAGAAATGCTATAATATGAACATGGGAGAGAAACTTGTTTCAGAGACATAGATAATATGTTAGGATACGCGTTTGGTAGATTAATCTCGAAGTTAGTTGACTTTGTATTAAAATAATTTGGTCTAAATTTACTATCAATGCTAATATACTGTTTTACGGTCTTGATATTAATAGGATTTATATAAGACGTATTTAATTTTTGTGCTACGCCGTTTGAAAATAGACCAGACGATTCATCTGCTCCCATCGGAGGACCCGTAACATAATTGTTGTTATTGCTTGATGTATTTTTAGCGTTTTGTATGTCGTTTGGAATAATATAATTCATACGTTATATAATATATAAACTTTAATTGTATATTATACTTAATTTATAATTCTATTCAATTCTAATCAATTCAGTTCAATTCACAATTATAAATTAATATACTCGATTAACCTCCTCTACAACTCGAACAGTTTTTTTTAGGCGCGCCTAAAATTTCCCGCATACTTATTCCGATCATACCTGAAGTGGTATCAAAATTTCTTGTTAAACCCGATTCTGTATTTTTTGTGTGGTTATTTGTGCGATGAAGTCTAGTGAGATCAGAGAGGGATCCAAAATTATTTTTATTCTCTTTAAGCGGAAACATAGTCATTCGCATTGCTGTCATTTTCGGTTTAATATATGTATTGTCAGACAACGTCTCGTTGCCGGCGTTTATTTGAGGCATAGTTACGAACATTCTACTCAACATTAAATATAATATACATATATTATATTTAATGCTAAAACAACAAAAATTATTTTTATCTATGTGCATTCCATTTAGAATTTTACTTGTCTTAATAGCAAAATATTTAAGTCATAAATACTTGGCCTATATGGGATACTTAATGTTATTTCCGGCAATAGGTTTTGCCGCGATATATTTAACCAATTCAAGAAAAACGGGACTAGAGGTATTTGGTGGAAAAATATGGTGGAATGATTTAAGACCATTTCATTCTTTGTTATATTTCGCGTTTGCGTACAATGCAGTTGTCTTGAATAATAAAAGCGCGTGGATATATTTACTTGCAGATGTTATTCTAGGAATTTCTGCATTTTTAGTTCATTATTATGTGTAACTTAATATTTTGTATGTGTCTTGGATGGGACGGGTTGGGGTGGGATTTCTCTCGATTATCCAACTAACTAGTTCATTTAATTATTTAATGTTATTATAATATATTATGTCTATAGTTGCACTTAAGCGGAATTCACGCAGATTTCAGTACCCAATATCTGGCGGAAAAGCGGGATTTGCTTTAAACGGTTGTTTGCGAAATATCGGAAGAGTTGGTCCAACAAATCTAGCAGTGTCTGTAACACACACTCCGTTCAGAGGAACTAAACCGGTTGGTCATGGAGGTTTAAGTGGGACTTATCCAATAGTCATTACAAACTCTGGTCAGTATAAAGACTACAATAACCCTAATATAATTAAAAAATCGGTTAAAAATACAATGGGGTATATAGACGATGTTCTCGAAATACCCGGAAATCGTTATATGAACCTTGTGCAAAAAGCAAATGAAAATATTCCAGGGGAGGGAACATCAACAGACAGTGTATCTTATCTGCCGGTTCAATGCGATCAATCAACGTATATTCGGAATGTAATTATATACAATGGAAGTTGTGTCGTAAATAAATCAGACGATTTGCTTCTCGCGCATAAGTCACCGTGCAGTAAAACATATTATATTGGAGGAATTCCTGAATGTAGCACAACTTACGCAAAAACGAACGGTTCCGGCGCTATGCCATCTGGACAATATATTCAGAGTTTATTGATGAGTTGTCCTCCTTTTAAAACCCCAAATAAGACAATATTTAATTAGAATTTATTTTACTGATGGTTCAATCAATCAATCACCTCGCATCGCATATGTTACCACTTCTTTCTTACTCTCTCAACATCAATAAGTTAAGATACGCTAATAAAAATATAATTATACATTAATCAATCTCATATGATAAGCGTAATGTATACTATTTTAAATTTCTGTATTGTTCTTTTTATTTATATACATGTGATGTTCCATCTTAAAAAGAATGATTCAAGTGAAGTATATGAAATAACCCATTTACAAACAAAAGACAATTTCGAAGAAGTATGCGATATCAGACAACCCGTTGTTTTTTATTTCAACCACCATCAAACCTTGTTAGATGTTTTTAAACAAGAAAATATACTAAAAGAGGCAAAGTCTTTTAATGTTAATATACGCGATACAACAAAACCGCCAGATACGCTAGATACGCAAACCAGCATTAAAAACGCCCTAGCGCTTGTCAATAAAGATACACCGATAACATCGAAATATCTATGTGAAAAAAACCACGAGTTTTTGAAAGAGTCTCGCTTATTCCATCAAATTAAACTCAATGATACTTTTTTAACACCACCGATGTCATTAAATAGTTCATACGATTTACAATTTGCGTCAGACAAGTGTCAATCCACATTGCGATATGAACTTAATTATCGTACATTTTTTCTGGTAACGGAAGGCACCGCTAGCATCAAACTTGCTTCTCCGAAAAACACGCGATATTTATTTGAAGAAAATGATTACACCAAATTTGAGTTTAAATCAAGTGTAAATCCGTGGTCGGTTCAGCCAGAATATACAGTTGAGGTTGATAAAGTTGAATGGGTCGACGTAAAATTGACGAAAGGACAATTAATATTTATTCCAGCGTTTTGGTGGTACAGTATAGAATTTGATAAAGGCGCGATTATAGCGAAATTCTCGTATAGAACATATATGAATACTTTGGCTATAAGTCCGAGATTAATAAATAGATTTATACATCGTATTGCAGAAAAAAATATATTTTAATTTATTTATCTTGAGAGATACTATTTATCTTATACAGTTTGATTTTACGCATATAAATCAGACAAATTCTGAGATTTACGCCCTTACCTATTTAAAATTGAACAAAAAATAAAAATAATTTAGCAATATATAACTATAATGGGTCTAGGTACAAAATTGGGACCTGGAGGCAATACTCGTACAAATTTTTCAAGTTCTATTTTTAATAAAACTACCGGAGGCATAGGAGGTTTAAACATTTCGGTCCGTCGTGCACAAAGCAGAACTACCAGTTTTACTAATTTTGGCGTCAATGTTTCAACCGGTCCTGTGGGTCGTGTGGGTCCTGTGGGTCGTGTGGGTCCTGTGGGTCGTGTGGGTCGTGTAAGCCCGACGGGTGCTACATTGACCAGTGGCAATGTCTCCGCTGACATAACGATTACGCAAGGTATGACGCAATTGGGGTTTCCCTACGACTACCCAGGTTCGGCGTATTTACCCTTTACTGGAATGGATTTTTATTTTTTTGGAACAAATTATGGAAATTCAGATAATAGTATTTATTATAATAATGCTAACGCTTTTGGGTTTGGTTCATCAGATACGGAAAACTCGTATGTTTGGAACCAGTATAAACCGGGTATTTTATTTGATTTTTATGAGGTTGTGGATAAAGGAACATACGTGTCGAGTAGTCCTTTGACTGGAACAATTTCGGGCGTTAAATATGTAAGAATTGTTTCTCGACAATCTTTGTATCATCCCGTCTACGACGTTGGAAAAGAATATGAAATATATTATGTAAGAGACAATGCGTATCAATACATGCAGTTCAATTGTAAATCTACGTTGTCTAATGATAGGAGCATGTTCAATTTGAACATGCTCTCTAATACTTCGGGTATAATTGATCAAAATGGCACTTATTATGATACACTCGGAATTTTGAACTATCATCCTGCAAATGACGACCCGCCTAAAGCGGGTGAAAGTTATGTTATTAAAAGTAACTTAAACGGTAGCAATTGGGAATATTTCCCAAATTATCATTTAATTTTATAAAATATTTTCAAAAGTGATTATAAATAACCAGAAAATATATCAAAAATAAAACATAAAAATATGAGAAGGAATATTTATAAATATAATTTCAAATGAGAATTTTAAATACATAAAGGAGTAAACAACTTCACGAGAACAATCAATACGCGTCTCTTATTTCTATATATACTCTAATTCCGGGACTTTCTCGGTAGTTATATTTAATAATATTACAAATGCGTGTATATTCAATGTCATTCATCTTCACAAGCAATTATCCTCATTTGAACTGCGTCTTGTCTGTGTTAGTTCTTTTTTACGCGTTTCGCTTTATAATAATCGCCCTTTTTGTCATATATTATTTACAATAAATAATATATTTCTACACTACATAGTATCATTCTTATATTTTGATTATATCAATTCTTCAAATAGTCCATGTTCTTTACCATTAGACAAACAAGGAGTTTCAGGCGGAGTATTAATTCTAACGTCGCGATTTATCATAGAATTAGACAATTCTATTCTTTCAATTAAATCCGAAAAGTATTTAGAATGATGTGTTGTATATGTTTCAATGTATTTAATAAATGTATTTATTCTCTCTTGTGTTTCGTGTATTTTATAAGTTTCTTCTGTTATCATACCTTCTATATGTATCCCATTGATAGATATGCTAGTATTTTGTTGATTTTTCTCGCGCACATTATTTAACCCTTTTATCAATTTAACAATCATCGAATCCACAAGTTTCTCCATTTCTTTCAACACTTCGTAATCATACACCTTCATTGTATCCAAATCTCTATAAATTGGAAATTTAGTATGCACCGCATCAGGTATAAATGAATTGCTAGATTTATGAGAACAATATTCTAAAATTGTATTATACAATTTATAGTATTCTCCGTAAATGTGATTGTCGATGAGTTTAAACGCGTTTATGTGGTTGGTTAAATCACACCCAATAAGTTTTATTTGAAAATGTAGAGCATCAATACCTACGCAAAAATCTGCGTTACTGTTCAATTGCAAATCTTTGTGTATTTTAGACATTTTGGCCAATTTGTTTTCCATTTCAATGAAATAATTGTTAATTTTAGTGCGTTTTAAGTTTAAATGTTCAAATACATTAGTCTTGGTATATTCTACCGAATTAAGCGATTCGTCTGTTTTCAAATCTGTCATATATTAAAATGAGAAAATATAAACATACTATATAAATAATGGCAGATAAACAACCCACGCGAAACAAAAATGACACTGTGAGCATTTCTACAAACAAATCGTCTCAACTAGCGGACGTTGTATGGACACATCATCATGAGAAAATATTAATTGATTGGGCAGACAAGGCAACGTGCTATAAATGGTTACATGAACAATCTCAAGCAGAATTTGCTAGGAAAAGTCGATGGTTTACTATACCCGTCATAATAATGAGCACTTTAACTGGTACGGCAAACTTCGCACAGGACCGCATCCCTCCCGAATATTTAAATATGGCAACAATGGTTATCGGGGGCGTCAATTTAATAGCAGGAGTGATAACGACAATATCACAGTTTCTGAAAATAAACGAAATGAACGAATCTCATCGGGTTAGTGCGATGTCCTGGGGTAAATTCCAACGCAACTTACAAGTTGAATTATCAAAACCTCCCCTAGAAAGAACTCACGCCTTACATTTAATAAAAGTAGCCAAAGAAGAATATGACAGACTTATTGAAACTAGTAATGTTATACCGAAGCATATTGTGTTAAGATTTAAGGAGAAGTTTTCTGGAGGAGAAATAACATATGATTCTAACTTTAACCCAATTAACCTTACAGTGCAACAGCAGATATATATGGAACTTTCTAAACCAGCTATATGCGATGTTATAGAATCGGTTAAAAGACATGTATACGCAGAAACTCAAGAGGATATAGACAAACTAGAAATGATAAATAAAAACTCTCATTTACTTTGGAATAAACAGTTTGATTTAGACGCACTTAATTCCGAAAATGCTAAAATAAAAGAAGGTATCGTCGAGTTCAATAAATCGTTTCATACCGAATATGGTCGCTATCCTACATTGTTAGAAATTAAAAATAATTTTTCGGAAATAGACATCGAACTAATAAAGGAAACTGTATTTTCTATAAACACAACGCACGTTTAACCAAGATAATTTTATTAAAAATATTATATTAAAAATATTATATTAAATAATATGAATATTTATAGCATTTCATCAACTCCGTATTACGATAATGTAAAGGAAGAGTATAAAAATATAATTACTATAAATACTCGACCAAACGGTCCTTTATCTGAGAGAATTAAAATGTTGCAACCACAACGTATATCTAGTTTTGTAGGCAAATCTTCTAAATGTATATATGCAATTCTTGCGGAAAAAGGTACAAATGAGTTAATGGACGTTGCTAACATAACCGAATTGTTTAATTTTCTCTCGCGCAATAATTATCAAATAGATACATCTCTAACAACTATGATGCATGAATGCGAGTTTAATACAAACAGCACTCTAATATGTTTCATCCGTTGGAGTAGTGGCACATAACACATTTAAAATTATTTATAATATTTTTAAATTGAAATATTTACGCATCTATTGAATAATATACAATGGATGAAAATATATTGCACTCTGTTAAGGATGCGATGTTACTACAATACACCGAACAACTCACGGAAATAGAACTCATTGTTTTAGAAATAGCGAAAGACCAACTAGAGTCTTCGTTTTGTTTAGAAAAAAGTATAGGGTTTATTGAATGGCTTAAACATAATAATTTAAAGTAAATGTTAAAGTTGAATAATCCGAACTTACTAATAATAATATATACCCGCAATATCATTTTGAATTTATGAAAATGATATTAAGATTGATTTACATATTTGTGTTTTATTTGTTTATTTGTTTATTTGTTTTCTTTCCAACGTACCTTATTTTTTTACCATTATTAATCATACTCTTATTGCCTTTACCTACAACGCCTCCCCCGCTTGTTATGTTCGTGCCGACTTTGGTTTCATCGTTTATTTTTGATAGACTTTTAAACACTTGCTTTAATGTAAGTATCGACGTTACTAATCCAGAAGTGATTGCGTTGGCTATTGGTGCCCCTGTTTGAAGTCCAGAGTTTATACCACGCAAAATAGACATAATAAGATCGATTAGACCTCCAACGACAGGTATTTCTCCCACCGCACTCATTGCAACATTTATAATAAAAGTCATAATTCCTCTACCAGTTCTCTCTCCTACATTTGTTAGAATTTCTAACGCCTTGGTAATCATGGTTTCTGCCGGACCAGAGATATCTGATAATAAATCTATATTAAGATTTACAATAGCACTAATCAATTGTTGTAACTCTTGTTTTACATCCGAGTTCATTATTGCGTTTATTTGAGTAGTTCGGTCAGCCAATTCTTTCTTAATACTGCTACGTTGTATTATATTAGGATTGCCCAACCAGGGTATAAAGTTCAAAATCCCGTTTGACGCGAACGACTCTGCGTTATTTGCCAGATTTAATATAGATTGATTTATTCCATCGACTAAATTTTTGAAAACCTGAATCCAAGTTTTCGCAGCAACTTTTACAGTCTGTTTCATCTGGTCTGGTCTAGTATCGCTTACGTCCTCTTTTTTTACGAGTGCATTTTTAAATGCCTGAACTATCCACGAAATAATTGCTACTATTATAACAGATGACGCATGTATTATATCTTTTTTATTGGCATCATTGTCTTTTGCATCGTTGTCTTTTGCGTCCGCATTATCGTTAGTTGCTGAAACGCCTCCGCCTACCATATTTCTATTTTTTTTAATTGGTTGATTATTTACTCTCATTTTAAATGTTTTCTTTGCCCATTTTTTACGACCTTTGCGACCTTTGCGACCTTTACTAATTTTAGCAGTCATTATTAATATATGTATATATTATACTTCCTTTTTGCACATTTCCTTATATTCGTTATAAGTTATATTAATAACGGGAGCTTTCTCTTTTTCCTCATCTTCCTTCTTTTTGTTCGTTTCATATTCTTCTAACTTTCCTTTGAATTTAAACTTATTTGAGTTTTCTGTTATCACGCAATATTTTTTTCCACTGCCACTCCCACTCCCACTCCCACTCCCACTCCCACTCCCGCTAGATTTTCGATTATAATGTTTATACGCGGCAAATACATTAGTTTTTGCTGGAGATTGTATAGCAGTCAATTCCGAGAGTTTATCTAACTCGATATCTCTTTTCATTTTTATTTCTCCCTTTTCAAACTCATTTCGATAATTAACGCACAATATCTTACAATCATAAGATACCGCAAATAATCTGGCGAGCGTATCTAATATATCGTATGTAATATGAGTAACGCGATCAGTGTAATATTCAAATATTTCGTTTTTAAAGTTGTATGTCATTATTACCTCTCCTTCGGGAGTATCTTCGCGCAAAACTCTTTCGGATATATAGAGTTTATCTGAGGGGGTTAATTCGTTTTCCTCTAATTCGTCCAATTCATCGAAATATCGTGAAACAAATGTTTCTCTGTCGTCCAAGTCTTCAGAGTCGGTGTCATCCATTATATCTAAAACATTTTTTTGTCCGGACCATATAAATTTTACCGGGGACACTAACCGTACAATAAAAAAATCAATCATAAATGTAAAAAAACATATTAATAACATAAGTTTTACGTTGAAAACACTTTCAACCCCTTCTTTATTCATAAGCATACAGACACCATCGTGCTCGCCCAAACAATTTATTTGATTTGCATCATCAAACATATTTAATTATATAGTTATATAATTATATTTAAGTGTTTATTATCAGTATTATCAGTATTTGTCGTATTTAGTTTTACGCATATCAAATAATTTGTTTATTTCTGTTTCCATAATTGGCAAATTTATTATTTCAAAATTGGTTCCGTCGGGATGGAGTACAACCAACGCCAACTTTGTCACCGTCTTGTCATATTTACGTTCCAATATGGATTTATACATGTTTAGTTGTAATGCGTAGTGCCAGTATTTAGTGTCTGGAATAGACCCAATGCATTCGGTCAAAGCATATTTATTAAACTTGTTGTTTTTGCTTATATCTTTTGCTCTCTTCCAATCGTAAATAGATAATGTGCCATCTGGATTTTCATACACCATATCAATCGTGCCCGCCATTCCGATATCTTCGTGATAAACTGTCCATTCAGTTCTATACGGATGTAGGTTAGGATTGCATGAAACAAAATTGAGAAAGTATCTAAATCCTGTGTCATTGTCCGAGTTAATATCTACGTTTGTATCGCTCTGTTTAGAATTGTAGTAATCTTCTATTCTTCTATGCAGTTTAGTGCCTTCGCCCGAAGCAGATACGCGCTTTTTATCCCACGCCTCCTTTATCTCGTCTTTTGTTTTTCCATAATACTGACTATTAATCCAGTTCTTACCTTTCATCATGTTCTCAATAATCTTATCAGAGTCAAATGTATCAAACTGATTATGAACAAACGTAGTAACCGAAATGTATTTACCAGGTTTATATTTAGGTTCGTCGATAGTATATATATGATTTCCTTCGTCGAATTTAATATTTTTATCACGAGAATGATTATTTTTAATTGATAAGCAGTCCATTTTATGAATAGTATATAAATACTTATATCATTCAATTTTTTTATATTGAATGATATTGTTCCTTTCATACAAGTAAAGGATTGCTCTGCATACAATTGTCAATATTTTGGCATATCCACTTTAGTTTTTCGGTAAATCGCGGTCTTTATCGCAGTATATTTTTTTCCATAAGAGTTTGTTATTTTTCTCATATTTTTAAAATATGTTTCATCAAACGCATCTGTTCCCGTCTTGTGCGTGTTTTCTTCCTGCCATTTAATGAATTCTCCCATTAACAATTTCTCTACAATATATATTATTTTCTCTAATTCGGCGTCTTCTAATACAACCCACGTATCCTGTGGCGAATAACTGTATAATACGTTCTGATTGTGTTCAACAGAACGTATTATAGTGCACAAATCTTCTCCATCTTCGGATGCAGTCTTTAAGATATTGTATATCGTATCTACATAACTGTGTTCATCTTCAAATAAATATTCTAGATGGAGTCTAGTTGCAACCAACGATTTAACGTAAATGTCTATAGAACATACATTTTTGTAAGTTTTATTCAACCATTCTAATACATCTATTTTTTTAATACGAATTTCGTTTATTTTGGTAAGATGTTTTACCTTTTTATCCATCACTTCTATTTTCAGTGCCATAGATACCATCAGAGAATACATTTTAGTTATATGAGGAATTTCGTCCAATTCTATATTTTCTACGTCTCGCTCTTTCTTTGTTTTATTCATCAAATCACACATAACTACATGGTTGGAATAATGACGTTTCATTTTGTATGTTTTTCCACATATTACACAGTTGTAACTACGCCCGCCTACTATACGATTTGTATTTTTTATACTCATTATCATTTATTTGTATGTTATACGGCGTAATTCTTTTCAATTAATTATTAAACATTTTACGTTTAATCTTGTTAATAATATAAAATATTATACTACTATGGAATCTTCTTACCGGAGCGTGGTTTGTTTAAGCATGCGTTAGAATTTATTGAACCCATACAATACAAGTGAATTTCTACTCAATATTGTTGTTTAATTTTATAATTTTCGTAGTATAATATAAATGACAGACATGTGTAGTTGCAACTATAGTTTATATAAATTTAAGGATTCTTCGTGCCGTGGATGTTCTTATATCCAACGAGGTGTAAGAAGTGCGGCAAAACTTACACAGAAACAAATATGGGACCAAACCGGAATTTCGAGTAGTTTATATTCTATGAACTTGTCATCTTTAACAGTTTCTAAACAGCGTCTTCATTCGGGCAAAGATGTCAATTGGAACCAAACGAGCGACAGACAACTCCCTAGTGTTCAAAGGGTTATCGTACCGTCTCGCGGAAGTTCAACTAGAGGAAGTGTTACTCAGATGAGACCCGGCAGTTTATCGCCGGGCGGTGCAGGAGTTGATGTTAAATTTGGGTCATACGCCAGATATCTTGCTCTAAAAAAGTCATACAATTTAAAGCAGGGTATTGTTCCTACCGTCGGCGCGGTAAAACCTATAAGTGGAAATAAAACTTATGCGACAAATGCCGTTGCCGGCAGCGATAAATGCGTTTGTATATAACCTCTCTTTTAGTTTAATTCAGCAACACCAATTCTAGTATATAATTCAAACCAAGAAGTCAGTCAGTAGTTTTATTTGGGGTAGAGTTACTTTTAGGTTATATGCAAATTTACCCAATCATTCTTACACAGACATTGCCCTTCTATGCCTACAGGTCCAGTCCCCTATCTTAATAATTTAATATCTGTTACAATTGGTAGTTCGGTTACAAGCATTTTCTAGTTTAAAAATTGGTAAAAAAGGTAAATATTAAATGGCAAAAGGTATAAATTTCATTTTCTCTCGTAAATAAAATAAAAAGATAGACTATTCTACTAGTATATCTTTTTATCTACGATTTTGTTGGTTGAGTTTTGTTTTATTTTCTGTAATGTAAATAACCCATAAACAATAAGAACACTTCGGTAAGATATTGTAAAGTATGATATCTAAATCCGAAATATGTATTTTATATAAGTTATATAACAATTATTTGTTCAATATCAATTCCACCAAGCATTAACACCTACCAACCCCAAATTTAGTTGGTCGTCGGTATAAAAGTATGATAAATTATTCTTGTCTAAAAGTGCTGCACATATTAGAAGTAAAACTATATAATAGTTTGGTTTTGGAACACAGTCTAATAGTCTGAAATAGACGCGTGAGTTTTTTCTATTTTTTTCCTCTATATATGTCTGACTTTCGAGTTCGTCTTCATCTGCCGCAATCATTTCTTTTTTTAATATCCTTTCTTTGATTACAGAGATGGGCGTCTCTTTTACATCATCGTCGTCGAACCAGTTGTTTTGGGCAATCGGTTTCGTTGATTTTTCATTGCTGAAATTGGTATTGATAATGGACATTCTTTAATAGTTTTACATTCGTGGTTATAAATTTCAATTTTTTTTATACAATTGAAATTTAAATGCGTTGGTTGGTTGGTTGGTTGGTTTGGTTTGGTTAGCCAACCTCTGTGGTTTAATCGATATTAATAAATGTTTATTAATTATTGGACGCAATACGCTTCTTCGTTGTTTGAACCCAGAGGTATATTTCCTACTATGCACAACTTCCTATATCATTGTACCGAAGTCGGTATCCATTACTGCAAAAACCGCTACCCTAGTACTAGGGTAGTTATTACTATCGTAGTTATACTATCTGCAACTCCCTACATCCGTATGAATCTCCATCGTGTTCAACTGTAAATTCGCCAAGACCTTCGTTTCTCATGTATCTAACTTGTGCCTTGAATCCATCTGGGTCTCCATCGTCAAGCGGTTTATCTGTTTCTCCTTTTATTTTAATATATGGCCCTTTAAACTCTATACTCTTTATCTCGTCAGGCTCAGCAACATATCTAAATTTATCATCCTCGTATTCACCTTCCGACTTAAAATATTTCATAAAAGATGATTTAACTGATGGTGGGAGAGCGGAAACATTATTTAAAGGTATGTCGTTTTTTGTTGCTTTTAACCTTAAGGTAAAACGGTTATTTTTTTGTGCGCCACCTCTATGCATTTTTCGCCGCTTTGAACATTTACGCGTTTTTTTGGAAAGAGTGCAAGTCTTTCTCTTCAAACATCTCTTTTTACTTAAAGTTTTACATCGCGTTCTTTTACCTCCTCCGATTTTACGCGTTAAAGTCATTATATATTAATGCCATATTATTAAAAATAGAAAATATTAAAAATAGAAAATATTAAAAATAGAAAATATTAATTGTTATGTATGTTGTTGATGGCGCAGATACGCAATAAGTTTATAATGCACCGTAGACAATAATAGTCTGGAGTTTTCGTTTAATAAAACCATCGGTCTAGTATGTATGATATTATACATCATACAAAATATAATATCTAACAATTCAATTTAAAATAATTTAAATTTACATCATTGAGAGAAATACTTCCACAAAAAGAAATAAAAACAATATTTAATTATACTTATAAGTATATATGTTGATACGAGACTCCGATTTATTAAAGATTGAAAATAAAAATAAATATAGCATACGCGACCTTAGAGCAAATGTGGATCATTTAAACAAGAAGTTTTTATTACATACTCAACGTCTCGACGAAGAATTCTGCATTGAATATATTTTAGACATACGCATGGATTCTGGCGACGAAGATTCTTATTTGTTTTGCGAAAATTATATTCTCGAGTGCCAATCACATTTAGACGAAACCTTATTTTTTAAATTTAGAGACATTAAATACCCAAATGCATACGATTGATTTGTATATATAGCATACTTAAAGATAGATTGTTGATATTGATGCTATTGATGCTATTGATGCTATTGCTGTAACAATGCTACATAAAATCCCGCCCCATAAAGTATCTATTATACTGGTTTTTAGAGACCATCCTTCAAACATAAAATGTGCGGTGAAATCAAATACTGCATATGACGCTATGCCGAACCCTCCTCCATATATTAGCGAATCACGCAGTAAGTGCTGTTTTTGTATTTTTGGTAGAACTAATAATAATAGTCCAAGAGAGAGCGCGATATACACTAATGCGATAGAATAGTATCTTGATGTATACGGTTTTTTACTTATAGAGTGTGTTATATTTTTATATGTATTTGAATTATAATATAGATATGGCGAATCCACTAGAATGAATAAAAAGAATATCAGTAAAAATTTCGCTATTATTGCCATTCTATAATATATTGAAATAAAACAAAAAATTTAATAAATTCGTTGTTCTATTTGTTTTGTTTTATTTTATTTTTATTTATGTTCGTTCGCATAAATACCGCAGTATCCAAGTTCCAACCATAAAGAATACCACTTGAAATAATAAACTATCTCCGGGTTTTTTAAAAATATATGGTTCCACATATTTTCTTTCCACATATTTTCTTTCGAATAATTGTTTATATTTATTTTCATGCACTGGGGTAGGTATAACCTTTTTTATCGGGTTATGAGTTGTGGTCAATGGTTCCGACGGATTAACAAATTTACGAATTTCTTCTTCTATTTCACACAATCTTTTAGCGTCCCGTTCAAGTTTATGTTTCGTCTTTTGAAGAAACGCTTTAAATTCTGTATGCGTTTTCTCTCTGCATTCCTTTTCTCGGAGAAGTCTAATCTTTTCTCTTGTAATCATTTCAATTCTTGCACTGTCTTCCTTATAACATTTATTCATTTTGTGATTACAAATTAAAAGTTAGAAAAAATATTTCAATTTTAATTTTGAAATTTGAAATTTTAAAATTAAAATAAAAAGATAGATATCTATCTTTCTATTCTATCTTTTTACTAGTTGATTTATTTTTTATTTGTATTGATTTATTTTTTATTTGTATTGATTTATTTTTTATTTGTATTGATTTATTTTTTATTTGTATTGATTTATTTTTTATTTGTATTGATTTATTTTTTATTTGTATTGATTTATTTTTTA